TTAGACGTATCTCTTCGCCGCCTCTGTCAGTTCATCTGCATAGTTGTATATCTCGTCAAGGGTCTGAACCTTATACATACGTTCTGACTTGTCTTCTGAGATAATGGCAATGCGCTTGTTCTTCGGTTGGTTGAAGTAGAAGCGGACAACGGTCTTCCGCACATTGTTGTCAATCTGAACCCCGAAGTATGATCGTGTGTCCTTGTATGTGATGCGGTCAGAGGTCACAACGCTGCGGATAATAGACTTCACGATGAAGAACGCCTCCAACTCTTCTTCTGTTGTCACAATGCTGTCCTCGTTTGTCTCAGGCTCTGTGGGCTGTTCTTCTGTCTTCTCGGCGGTCTTCTGTTCTGTGGCGGTTGCTTCTTCATCTGTCTTGATTGCCGCTTTCAGACGGTCAGAAATAATGTCGTTTATATAACTGCCAATTGTACGTTTTGTCAGGGCTGTGAACTGTTCAAGAACCTTTTGGGAGAAAACGCCGTCATAGACCTGTTTCCCGAAGAACCTCACAAAGTCAGGAGAGGGGTTCGCGAACTCTTTTGAAATGGCGGTTTTGAGTTCGCCCATATATTTCAGCTCGCTTGCCGAACTGAGAATGTTGTCAACGTCAAAATAAGACCTGTGAAACTTCTTCAACTCTTCGACCTGAGCGTCTTTCATTTCAAGGAGGTTCACTTCCAAGAACGGTTTCTCGTCCATTTTGTTAGGCTCGGCAAGGTCTGTGTAGAACTTGTATATTATGCCGTTTGTCAAGACCCCGAACTTTGCCTTTGACACGTTAAAATAACGTATCAGTTGGTTGTCATAAAGGTTCAGGTCTTGCTCCCAATGTTTACACTCAATGAGAATAATCGGCTCGCCGTCTTTCAGAATGGCGTAGTCAATCTTCTCGCCCTTTTTCATACCAATGTCACAACTCATTTCAGGTAACACCTCCAACGGGTTGAACACGTCATAGCCGAGAGCACTCAGGAAAGGCAGAACGAGAGCCGTCTTCGTTGCTTCTTCTGTCTTCAAGTTGTCTTTCAGACTTTCAATGCGCTCAGATATTTGTTTAATCGAATCTTTGAAATCCATATCTGCTGTTTTTACGTTAAAACTCTGTACCTTTGCAAAACACGGCTCGCCGTTGTCACAGAGACCCAACGTAAAAACGTGGGCATCCCCTTGTCGGTCAAGAGGTATCGCCAAACACCCGAACAGCCTACAAAGAAAATGCCCACGATATACGTGGACATCTACCATTGCTTTTAAGGCTGTCTGAAATTTTGGCGATTTTCTTGACCCTCAAAACAATAGCAAACGCTATATTTTCAAATTTTGTCACAAAGGTAAGAATTTCTTTTTTAATTCCGACAGAATTTCCGATTTTATGCTTACGCCTTAATCATTTTCAGCGTTTTCAGCCCTTTTGAAGCCGTTTCAAGTACACAACCAAGGCGAAGATTGCCAACAAGAACCAAAAACCGAAGATTTCACATTTCTGAAACTTTGTCAGGTCACGGGGAACTGAAACCTTTTCTTTGACTTTCAGGTATCTGTTCCGATAGACCACGCTGTCCCGTTTTTCAATCTTCTTGTCCGTCTCAATGGCTTTCTTCTGAGGCTTTGTCCGCAGATCGTGAAACAGAGAGCCGTCAGGGTTGATGCGAGCGTCAGAGGTGGCATATTCGTTTTCAAGGTGTGAAACGCTGTCACGTGTTGTGCGCTCTGCCGTCTGAGCGGGTATTTCAAGAAAGACCGTATCAGGAACGAGAATTGTCTGCGTCCTGACCTCAACACGGGTGCTGTCCTGACGGTCTGTTTCTGTTGTCAGGTTTCTGCAAGGGCAGCAGCCCCACATGAGTGAGACCGCCGCCAATAAGATGAACAGTTTCTTTGTCATTTCTTCACGCTTTTGATATAAGACAGAATGCCGTCCACATGAACCTTTGTAATGAGCTGCTTGCCCTCTTCGCTCAGAAGAAAATCTACGTCTTCTTTGTTGTCCTGAAAAAGGTTCTCAGTCAAAACGGCGGGGCAGCTTGTATCTCGGCAGATAGCGAGGTTCTGAGTGATGAACGGCTGCTGTGGCGTGTATTTTCTCACTCTTAGCCCGTTTTTCTCTGCCGCCTGAGCAAGATACGTTGCAAGCGTCTTGCTCTTCTGAGAGGCATTCAGAGAGACGTGTGCCGACCACCCACGGGCTTCATGCCATTTGCCGTCAGCCCCCGCTGCGTTGTTGTGAATTGAGACCAACAGAGCGTTTGAAGCCCCGTGAGCCTTGCAGAGGTTGTTTGCCCTCTGACAGCGTTCTTTCAGGCTGATGTCGTTTGTTTCAGGGGTCAAGAGAAAAACGTGACCCGCCCCAAGCTCATGGCATAAAACACACTGCAGACGCTTGGCAATCTCACGGGCGTAGGCGTACTCTCTCAGTCTTCCGTCAGGAGAACGCTTGCCCGCTGTGTCTTCTCCGTGACCGTTGTCAATTAATACTATCATAAGTTTGTTCCGTTTATGCGCTGATAAAAGTCTGTTTTGATATTATCATACGCAAGTTTAACATTAGTGTAAGCACGGGCGTTGTTTTCCCCGTCCTCATTGTATATTTCACTTTCAACGACCTTGGCAACGTCTTCAACCCATTCAGGAGCACAGAAGTCTGACAGCGGTTTCCCGTGATACGTGAACGGGTCAAAGCGGCTGTTTCTGTCTTCATGAATGACTTTGAGAGACTTTCGTATCTTCTCTGCCGTTGCCTCATGGTCGATGATGTGGTTTTCCTTTCTGACCCTCTTAATAAGACGGCACACCTGTTCTACAGTCAGGTCAAAAGCAAAGCCCGTCAGGTTTCTGATGCGCAGCTGTGTCTCTGTACGAAGCCCCTCTGATATGTCTTGCAGCATGTCATTCTGTTTCCGAGTCTCTTCTGTCAGGTCTTTCATGCCGTTCTTCTGCTCCTGTATCATGTCATTGATGATGTTTTTGAACCACCTGAAAATGGCTATCATCATCGCCGCCGACAACAGGAGAAAGAAAGCCGCCGTAACAGCCATCAAGCCGAGGTCGCTGATACCCTTGGCAACCTCGGTAACGTGTTGAACCTCATTCATAGCACAGCCCTGATTGAATGTCCGACAACCGCCCCGCTCGCTGTCAGAGCGAAGTCTATCCAATCCCAAGAGCCGCCATAAAGAACGTCTTTCAGTTCAAGGGCAGCCCCCACACCCGCACCCGTATAACAGGCACAATACCAATCGTCAGCCCCAAGCCCAATCATGACCCCGCCGACAAAATGTTTCCCACGATTGCTCTTTGAGAACCATTCGATTACTTTTTCTTTCATGTTCCTTTATATTGATTAAGTAACTATTTTAAGTGTGTCTCCATTTCTATAAATTTGCCCTTTTGTTGAGGGTTTTGAAGACGGTAAAACATAATCTGACAGAATAATTTTTTTTGTACTCCAACCTCCTGTTACCTGAAACATCGGGACAAGGTTACCTCCTGTTCCATTGCGATAAAGTCCAATTTCAAAGGCAGAAACTACAAGTTTGTTCATTATATCGCCTGTTTCTGTTGAGAGTTCATTCATTGTTATCTTAGGACGGCGTAACCCAAATCCAATATCCTCAGCCTCAATCCTCATTATTTCAATATCTTTTCCGCCCATGTGGTTATATATTATTATAGAATTTGAAGACGGGTCAATCACAATTCTATTACCCGCATTGACGGTTGATATTTTACCCGTGAAATTACCTTGGATATTCACGTCCCCTGTTTTCCCGTCAAGGTAACAGGAATTGTTCTGAGAATACAGTTTCCCGTTCCTGAAAACCCACCCCGCAATATTGGCGTTTTCAGCCAACAGAAGTTGTGTTGCGACACTCTCAAAAGAAGCCCCAAAGGGATTCCAATAGTTCGTGTTTGTCGGGGCTTGACCAACAAAACCGCCAAAGCCGCTTGGAGCGTCAATTCTTGCCACATAATAGACAGAGTTATATTTGACAATATCCACCCTATGCGGATTGCCATAATAATATTTTGTTGAAGAATAATCTCCTCGGAATACGGGGGCGGGCGATGCTCCGTCTTGACCGTTCTCTCCGTCCATTCCCCAACGTCCAATCAGGGCAACGTCTGTCTCTTCTGTTGTGTTGTCTGAGTACTTTATAATCTCATAATTATATAAGTACGGGCGCGAGGCAGAAATATCCTGAACAGAACTGCTCCAACCGATAGTGTTCTTTGTCACGCCTGTTGAGAGGTTTGTGGCAAGGTACATTTCTGTTATTGAAACAATGCCACGCCCTTTGTCGCCATAACAGCCGATAATAACAGCGGGAGTCGTGACAGAAGAGCCGTCAGTATAAAAGATGCGTTCATAATTCCAAAGATATTTGTTTGTCTCAGAGAGTGTAGGCACAGAAGAAATAGACCAAACGGTTGGTCTAACATTGCTGTTCTGACTGACCCCGTAGTACTCTGTCACACTTCTTATACCACGCCCGTTTGTTCCGTCCTTACCGTCTGCGCCGTCTTGACCGTCAATGCCGTTGTACGGTGTTACTCTCACGGGGATTGACCACTGAGAAAGAAGCGTCTTGCCGTCACCTGACTTCACGGCTGTTGTCTGCCACAGATATTCAAGGCTTGCAACCGTTGGCACCTCAGTAGTCCACCCTGACGGGTTCAGGCTTGATTTTGAGAGAGCGGGCGGCGTTGTTGTTGAGCCGTTCTTGGCGTAACGTAGTTCTGTGAACTTACCCGCTGCGCCGTCTTGACCCGTGTCGCCTTTGTCTCCTTTTATCCGACCCACGTTTTGCCATTTGTCTGTCTGAGGCACATACATACAACCGTTCAAGGCTTCATCGTCTGAGTTCATTATATAAGCGTCTCCCTCCTCTGCGTAAACGGTCATCCAACCCTCAGCCGCTCCCGCAAAGGGTCTTCCGAGCTTCTTGACAACACAATATTTATCCTCGGTCGTTTCTCCCGATGTCAGCGTATATTTATCAATCAGGACAACGGGCTTTCTTCTGTCTTGATCCCATTCTTCCATTGTTGAATAATGTGCGTAAGCCTGACCCTTGATTTTAACAGAAGTTCCGTCAGCCCCCTTTGAACCCTGAGCAACGACTTGCCAATAAAGAGTGTTTGTCGGCTCAATGCCCTTGACAGGCGTGTCGCTGAACATTCTGTATGTTGACGTATTGCCGTTCTTAGTGAAAGTGACCTCATCGCCATTATAATAAGTATATGAGGCGTTGTATTCGCCCCTATAACAGCCGATGTAGCTCTCTTGACCGCTTTGGCTCTGAACGATTGTGCCTTTTATTCTGAGCTTACCGTCCCCCGCTGAATTGAAGTCAAGAGCGTCCCCGAGCTTCATGGCGTTGGCGAGCATATCAAAATAGCTGTTGCCGTCACCTGACACAACTCTGTCGGTCGTTACACGCCCTGGCAATATCTCTGTGAAGCCGTAGAGCGTGGCAAAACTCCTCTCTCCGTTGTATTCGCTGTTCAGAACGCCGACAAGGAGGCAGTAGTTACCGTCAACACCATTCAACGTTTTTGCGCTCTCAGAGAGAAAGAAAACGCCCTTGTCGGTTGTCTTGCTGACCTTTGCGTATAGATAATACTTCTTTGACCCGTCTTCAAGTCTTGCGCTCTCAAACTCTTCAACGTTCCAATATAAGTATTCTTCGGGCTTATGCGATGAACTCAAAGAAGACACGCCGAGCGTCAGATGCTGAATGAGACCCGCAGCCGCTTTCGTAGTTTATCGTATGGCTGACCTGTGTCGGGTTTGTCTTTGAAGAGACGAAACGGAATTGAAGACTTTCATCGCCGACAAGCATCTGCATGGTCTGTATGGCGATAGGGCTTATGCTCTGAGTGAAGTTTTCAAGAAGCGAAGCCTCCAACATGCTCATTGTCTCTTTTGCGTCCCTGAACCGTCTCTTTGTGAATTGAATAGCCTCTCGGTGGTTGTCTTCAATGACCACCTCCTCGCTTTCAAGCTGCTTCAACTTTGAAGAGAAAGATGCGCTTTTCGTCTCGTTTGACAGTTCAAGAGAGGGGCTGTGCGGCTTGTTGATATAATCTTTAATGCCAGTGATGCGGACGAGAACGCCGTCTTTCTGAAAGCGTTCATCGGAGAACTTTAT